TGACTCACGTGAGGTTGATGGTGATGCTGACAGAGCACAAGTATGGAAATCTCCATCTTATGGTAAGTTGGATTTACATCTATCTTACAAACTGCCAGAAATTGCTGGTCTTGACCTCACTGTTACAGGTCATGTTTTTAATGCACTTGACGATGTATATGTTCAAGACGCAGTCGATAACAGTAAGTACAATGGGTATGGTGAAAAACTTCACTTAGCTCATAATGCTGAAGTGTTTTTGGGAACACCAAGAAGTTTCAACTTAGGACTTTCTGTTAATTTCTAAAATGGTTAAATTTAGGGGGGATTTATTTCCCCCCTTTTTGCCAAAAAAAGCTTGACTTTATCAGGTTTTATTCGTAGCTTTAATAAATCAAATAGGGGATTTTATATCTAAATGTATCAGAATATCTACTTTGATATGAAAACGCGAAAGGTTCATATATGGGATGATGAGAAAGGTTACTATGTCATACCATATAAGAAATACGCTTATGTAAAAGATAGAAACGGTTCACACGTTTCTTTATATGGTGACAAACTTAGAAAGGTATTTAAGTTTGATGCTGAAACACCTAACTTATTTGAATCTGATGTACCACCTGAAACGCGTGTTTTAGTAGACCAATACACAGACTCAGAGGAACTATCTACTAACCACAATATAATGATGATTGATATTGAAGTTGAGGTTACAGAAGGATTCCCAATGCCAGAAGATGCCAATAATAAGGTGACTTCGATAGCGACATATGATTCTGTCAGTGACACTTACTACGCTTTCGTATTGGATGAGAAAAAAAGACTAACACTACAATCTAAAGACAATATCATAATAGAAAAATTTAATACTGAGTATGAACTACTACAGAAATTTATGGTTGAGTATCTAAAATGGAAACCAACCATCATCACAGGTTGGAACATAGACACATTTGATATGCCGTATTTATATAATAGAATGTGTAAGATAGTGGGCAAAAATGTTGCCGATATGATTTCACCTATTCAAACTGTGAATTGGAACAAACATAGAAAAAGATATATGTTTGCCGGTGTTAGTTGTTTAGATTATTACGCTCTCTACAGATTGTTCACATATACACAATTGTCTTCCTACAGATTAGATGCCGTTGCAGAAAAAGAATTAGGTGAAAACAAAATAGAGTACAGTGGAACACTCAATGATTTATACGAAAATGACATTAATAAATTTGTTGAATATAATATACATGACGTAAGGTTAGTGAAGAGAATGCATGACAAATTAGATTTCATCGATATGGCGCGTGGTGTATGTCACGTAGGTCATGTACCTTATGAAGATGTTTACTTTTCTTCTCGTTACTTAGAGGGTGCGATATTAGTATACCTAAAAAAATTAGGAGTTGTGGCGCCAAATAAACCACCAAGGCCAGAGAAGATGAGTGATGACAAATTTGCTGGTGCTTACGTTCAACCACCACAAAGGGGAAAGCATGATTGGGTATTTGATTTAGATATTACTTCTATGTATCCATCAGTTATTATGTCTTTGAATATATCACCCGAAACTAAAATAGGAAAACTTTCAGGTTGGGATGCTGAGGAGTTTCTGAGGGGCACGCCAAAAACTTATACCCTCATATCTAATGGTATAGAAAAAGGAAAGCTAACTGAAAAAGAACTGAAAGACTTTTTTGATAAAAACAAAGTATCAGTATCTTCAAATGGTGTATTATATCGTAGTGATAAAAAAGGTTTGATACCTGCGTTGTTAGAGAAGTGGTTTGATACGCGTGTTGAATATAGAAAGTTGATGAAGAAGTTTGGTGATGCCGGTAACAATGAAAAGTATACATACTTCAAAAGCCGTCAGTTGATTCAGAAGGTTGTATTAAACTCTCTATATGGTGTGTTGGGTTTGCCAGTTTTCCGATTTTATGATTTAGATAATGCTGAGGCTACTACACTTACAGGTCAGGAATTGATAAAATTTACTAAGAAGATTGGTAACTACTTTTACAATAACGCATTAGAAACTACTAATGAAGATTACTGTATTTACATAGACACCGATTCAGTATTTTATTCAGCTTTACCAATTGTACAAAAAAAGTTTCCGAACAAAAAATTTACAGAGACGCAGATGAGTAAAGTGATATTGGATGTTGCTGATGAAATGCAGACTTATCTGAACAAATCTTATGATTACTTTGGTAGTAAGTTTCTAAACTTAGATAAACATAGGTTTGAGATAAAGCAGGAATTGATAGCTAAGTCAGGTTTGTTCATTGTTAAAAAACGATATGGTATGAAGATTATTAACGACAATGGTGTAAAGGTAAACAAATTGCATGTGAAAGGTTTGGACTTAGTTCGAAGTAACTTTCCAAAAGCTATGGGTGAGTTATTGAAAAGTGTTTTAGAAGATATACTGGCGAATGTTCCGAAAGATAAAATAGATGAAAGAATAATAAACTTCAAAGAGTCTATGAAGTTAGTAGACTTCGATAGAATAGCTATGCCAACAGGTGTTAAAAATATGAAAAAGTATAGTGCTGGTAAGAATGGAAACTTTACTCAGTTTGCTAAAGGTGCACCAGCACATGTTAAAGCTGCGATAACATATAATGATTTATTAGAACATTTCGGTGTCAGTGGTAAGTATGAGAAGATAAGCAATTCTGAAAAGATAAAATGGGTTTATCTCAGACAAAATGAATTTGGATTAGATTCCTGTGGTTACAAAGGTTATGAAGACCCAACTGAAGTAATCGATTTTATAAAACAATATATAGACCATAAAAAAATGTACGCCCAAATGTTAGAGAAAAAAATTATGATGTTTTACGAATCTCTAAAATGGAATCAACCTGTAAATAAAAAAACATCAATGGAAAGATTTTTTTGATTTTGAATATTAACTTTGATATGTATATATGTATATATCTATTAACAAATAAGGAGTAATAAATGAATAAACACTCACTAAACCGATTCATCGACAAATATTATCTTGGAGGAAACTGTTCCTCTGTCGTGTTAAAAAGTGATGGAACGAATCTATCTACTAGATTTATCACAGGTGATAAGAATTTGCTTGGTGAATTAACAATGTCAGATTGGAAATTTGATAAAGCCGAACTTGGTGTTTACAATACAGAGCAGTTAGTAAAACTACTTTCAGTTATGTCAGATAATATTTCTATGAACCTGACAAAAGCTGGTGATAAAGTTGTATCTCTGAAAGTATCAGACAGTGCTTCAAGTGTAAATTATATGCTTTCTGATTTATCTGTAATTGGACAAGTACCAAATATGAAAAGTGTACCTGATTTCGAAGTAAAAATAAAAGTTGATAAATCTTTTATGAATAAATTCGTTGCAGGTAAAGGTGCATTGGCTGACACTGATAACTTTACAGTGTTGACTAATGAAGACGGTGTTAAGATTGTAATTGGTTATGCTGAAATAAATACCAATCGTGTGACACTACCTGTCGAGACAGAAACTTATGATGTCATAGATAATGTTTCTTTCAATGCCAATTTGTTCAGAGATGTTCTGGTTGCTAATAAAGAATGTGAAAGTGCCACACTAGAGGTTAGTTCACAAGGTCTTGCCCGTATCAAATTCAAAATCGATGAGTATGATGCCACTTACTATCTTGTTGCAGAAACAGATGTGTAAATGGAGTCTTATGTAGACACCTCAAGGGTATCAATCCGACCAATATACAAAGCATTGGCGAGAGATATCATTGAAAAGAATCATTATAGTGGTAGGCTGTCCTCTTGCAGATACCCTTTAGGAGTATTTTATCAAACGGACAACCAACACCAATTCTTTGATGATACTGAGGAAAAACTTATTGGTGTGGCTTGTTACGGATTTCCAGTTGGTAGGAGAGTAATCGGTTCAATCTTCAAAGAAGAGATATTAGAAAATAAAAACATTTTGGAATTAACAAGACTATTTATTCACGATGGATATGGTAAAAATATTGAATCTTACGTCATATCTTCTACATTCAAATGGTTGAAACAAAATGCACCTAATATCAAAGTTTTAGTATCATACGCAGATCCTGAACAAAGTCATGATGGTGCTATCTATCAAGCCACTAATTGGATATATCAAGGTTGTGGTGATTTTCAGTTAGCACCAACATACTCTTTGAGAGTAAATGAAGAAGATGATTGGATGCATAGTAGAAGTGTATATTCCAAATATGGTTCAGCTGCACCGAAGAATTTAATAAAGGCTATAGGACAAAGTTTTTGGTTGAAAAAGGAAGCTACAAAACATCGTTACATTTATTTCTTAGGCAACAAAACTGAGAATAGAAAATTTCGTAAAGTGATGAAACATCCTGAAATGAAATATCCGAAAAATTATGTACAAGAAGTTGAAATTACAAAAATAGAGGTAGAAAATAACAAATGGGAAAATTAGAACACACTCTTTGGGTTGAGAAATATCGGCCTGATTTACTTGAATCTTATATAGGTAATGAACATCTGAAGAGTAAGATAAAGTTATATTTAGAAAATGGTGATTTACCACACCTTCTTCTTTATGGAAGAGCAGGTACAGGCAAAACTACACTCGCAAAATTGTTAGTTAACAATATTGAATGTGACCATCTATATATAAATGCTTCAGATGAGAATAGTGTAGATACAGTTCGTAATAAGGTTCGTAACTTTGCTTCTACAATTGGATTCAAAGATATGAAGGTTATTATATTAGATGAATGTGATTACATCACACCAAATGCTCAGGCTGCACTTCGTAATCTGATGGAAACTTTTTCTAAACATACACGATTCATATTGACTTGTAACTATGTCGAAAGAATTATAGACCCAATTCAGAGTCGTTGTCAACCATTTCAAATAGTGCCGCCATCAAGAAAAGAGGTTGCTGTACATTTGAATAATATTCTAAAGGAAGAAAATGTTTCTTTTGAGATGGATGATGTTGCCACATTAGTTAATGGTGGGTATCCTGACATCCGTAGAGTAATCAACTTCGCTCAGAGACAAGTGGTTGACAGTAAATTATCAATAGACCAAGACAATTTAGTCGCTGTGGACTTAAATGTAAATGTATTTTCTTCACAAATTGTCAATGTTTTGAAGACACAGAATAAGAAAGATGCTTTTGTTACTATAAGAAAGATGCTAGGTGATAATCAGATATCGGACTTTGCCGATTTGTTTCGATTACTCTACGATGAAGTTGATGATTATGGTAAAGGGCATATTGCAGAATGTATTTTAACCATAGCTAAATATCAATTGTCAGATGCTCAGGTAGTTGACAAAGAGATAAATGCTATGGCTATGTTAATAGAATTATTAGGAGTTATAAAATGAATATGAAACCTCAAAAACCATTATCGAAACCTCAAGCACAAGTGCAAATAGATTTGAATGATGCTGAAACTATGAAATGTGAAGATTGTGGTAACTCAGTATTTATACCAGCATTTTTTTTGAAGAGACTTTCACCACTCGTATCACCTACTGGTCAAGAAGCACTTATACCAATTCAAGTATACAGCTGTGGAAATTGTGGTAAAGTGCCAGACAAACTAATGCAGGAAGCAAATGGCAACAGTTAAAAAGAAAAGTTTATTCGACCATATTAAACAAATTACAGACGTTCAGAATCCGAACTATTGGAATGATATTTCTGATGATGATAAAAAGTCGTGGTCTAACTATATGGTTAATAGGTTTCTATCTATGAAAATGGATTGGGTAGAGCTTGTTAATGAGGTACAAAAGTATCCATTAGAGCCAGAACAAGTTTACAAAGTTTACACAGATATACTCCCTAAGAAAAGACAATGGTTGAAGTATATCAAAGGAGATAAAAAGATGAAGTATCCTAAATGGGTTTACGAAATAGTCGCAAAACACCTACAATGTAGTATGAGAGAAGCTAATGATGCTGTAGAGATGTACGAATTGTCGCATGGTGGACAAGCAGAATTAGTAGACATACTTATCAAGTATGGTAAAACAGAGGATGAGTGTCGTAAGATTGGATTATGAGTGTCACCAACTTTACTGTTGAAGAAATACCAAGAAAATCTATAGTTCAATTTATTGAAAAACATCACTATTCTCACAATGTAAATGGAGTGCAATCTTTATATCACTTCGGACTATATGGTGAGGGTAACTTTGGTTTACCTAAAATGATTGGTGCTATGATGTATGCTATACCATCAATGCCCGCAACTGCTTCTAAATACAATCCAATCAATCCTGACAAATGTTTAGAGTTAAGAAGACTTGTTTGTATAGATGATACACCAAAGAACACTGAAAGTTATTTTATTGGTAAGACTTTCAAATGGTTGAAATCATTCACTGATATGGAAGTTATAGTTTCTTTTGCAGACCAACATTATGGACATTCCGGCACAATTTATAAAGCTACAAACTTTGATTACTTAGGAGAAACTGCCGATGCCAGAGTATTAATGGTTGATGGTAAGGAAATGCATAGCAGGTCTTTAAATCAATTGAAGAGACCATATGGTAGAGAATTGAATCGTAGATATAAAGCTGGTGATGAAAATATTTTTTGGAAAAAAAGAAAACCAAAACACATTTACGTTTACTATCTAAATAAAAAAATTAAAAGACAAATAAAAAAGCTTGACATTATGGAAAATAATTCGTAGCTTTTAATGTAAATTGGAGAGTTATAATGAAAACTATAAAAGAATCTAAAAATGTAACTTACGCAGATGATGTCCATCCTGTTGTTGAGCAAATGGAAAAAGAATGGCCTGAAATGACAAAAGAGTTCAAAAGGTTACAAAGAGAACAGTATGAACTATTTCTTAGAAAACAGCATGACTATGGTCCTGGTAATATTTCTGTCGGTACTATGTTACAGACGCAGGATGAGATTCATTTGTCACTAACTGGTTTATGGTTTCGGATGAATGACAAAATACAGAGATTAAAAACTATGTTGATGACTAAAAGAGAATCTGCTGTTGATGAACCAATGGAAGATGCCTATCTTGATGTAAGTAACTATGGTATTATGGCAACTATAGTCAAAAATGGTAAGTGGGGAAAGTAATGAAGTCTGTCAGAAAAATAATAAAAGAAATGGTAGACAAATATCCAAATGATATGGAGCTTGGGGCTAGAGTACGTTGGTATATAAAATGGTTGTATGAAGGCTTGACAAAAAAAGATGAAGAATACAAAGATAATGATAAGTGGAATGTATGAAAAAAATAAGTTATAGTCAGTATTCGATGTGGTCTCAGTGTCCACACAGATGGAAGACTGCTTACGTTGATGGAATTAGGGAATACTCAGATAGCATTCATACAATGTTTGGTACTTCAATGCATGAAGTTATCCAAACCTTTCTAACTGTGATGTATAATGATACTGCTAAATTAGCAGAACAGTTACCTTTAGAGGATATGTTACGCACCAGAATGAAACGAAACTTTGAACAGATTGTTGAAGCTAATGGTGGTGAGATGTTTTGTACTGAGAGTGATATGGTTGAATTTTACACACAAGGTATAGAGATATTAAAATTTATTAGAAAGAAAAGAGCTCAGTATTTCAGTAAGAAAGGTTACGAACTTATAGGTATAGAGGTGCCACTCAACTACAATTTACCAAGTGGAGTGAAGTTTGTCGGTTTTATAGACATTGTGATTAGAGATACTGTCAGAGATGTAATCAAAATTTATGATATCAAAACTTCTACTATGGGTTGGAACAAATATATGAAGGCTGATAAAAACAAAACAGACCAACTACTCTTGTACAAACAATTTTATTCTAAACAGTTCAATCATCCCATAGATAAAATAGAGGTTGAATATTTCATTGTTAAGAGAAAGCTATATGAAAATTTAGACTTCCCACAAAAAAGAGTTCAAAAGTTTGTACCGGCAAATGGTAAACCATCAATAAACAAAGTGGTTGCTAGATTAGATGTATTTTTAAAAGAATGCTTCACTTCTGATGGAGAATATAATATTGAACATATTTATAGAAAAGAAGCATCCAAAAAGAATTGCAGGTTTTGTGATTTTAATCAGACAGAATATTGTGACGCAGGAGTGAAGTAATGAAAGTAAATCTCAGAATGAATTTATCTCATTTTTTGAATGAGTCGTTTGAAGAACAGGTTATAGAAAAGTTACATGATATACATAAAGACTCTATTAAATATTATCTTACGTTGTGGTACGAAGATGGAGCACTTAATCCAACTGATGTAAAAAACTTTATAGAAAAATATGAAAGTAGATTACATTTCAAAACCAATATAGTGGTTGGTAATAATTTGAAAAGTAATGATTTTATCTGGTTTGACATAACAGATAGAAGTAATGTTTCTGATAATAATAGACTAAGATTTCAATATATTTATAATAACAGAAAAGATATATTGAAAGGGCTGAATGAATATCATAGTTGTGCTAAATTTTGTACCTCAGAAAAACCACCTAAAAGACAAAAAAGAAATGACTATGAAAGTAGCGATAGTAGGAAGTAGAAAATATACTAATAAAAGACGAATACAAGAATTCATCTACAAACTTAGAGAAAAGTATGGTGAAGAACTTGAGATAGTTAGCGGTGGACAAAAGCAAGGTGCAGATGGTTACGCTAAAAAGTATGCTTTAGAATTTGACGTAAAGTATTCAGAGTTTCCACCAGCTCATTACCAATATAATCAACACTGTGTCTTAGAAAGTTTTAATTATGGTAAACCATACGCTGTTTGGCATTACCATACTCGCAATAAAGAGATTGCTGATTACGTTGATGTTATGATTGCATTTATTCCTAAAGGAATCTTATCTAAAGGAACAAATTCCGCTCTCAAAGAAGCCGATAAAAAAGAAAAAAAATATGTAATAATAAATTAGTTTTATATATTTATATATGTATATACGGAGGAAATGTTATGTTAAAACTAACATCCGTAAAGTTATTAGACAATCTGTACAAAAAATTCAAAATACATAACTTAGATGATAGCTTTACATTACAAAAATTAGTTAATCGTTCAATGGATTTGTATGTTCACGATGAAGAATTTAGAAATCAAATAAATGAATGGAAAAATTTAAAACCAAGCGGGAGTGCATTATGAATCCAGATTTAGAAAAAGTGTTAAATCAGATGGTGAATCTTCTTGTCACCATAGAAAAGAAAATATCAATCATTGAGAGTAAGATTGATACTGGCAAAGATAATAAGAAGAGAGTTTTGAATGGATAAAAAGAAAATATTGTTGCTTTCCGATGATTTAAGAATGTCATCGGGTGTTGGAACAATGTCAAGAGAGATAGTGATGGGAACCCTTCATCATTATGAGTGGGTTCAAATTGGGGGTGCTATCAAACATCCTGATGAGGGAAAGTTCATAGATATGAATGATTCAGTGAGGAAAGAAACTGGCATTGAACATGCTTATCTAAAAATTATCCCTACAAGTGGTTACGGAAGTGCGGAATTAATCAGACACCTTATGGCTACAGAAAAGCCAGACGCCATTCTTCATTACACAGACCCTCGATTTTGGGAGTTTTTGTATCAGATAGAACATGAAGTAAGACAAGAAATACCAATATTTTATTACAATATATGGGATGATTTACCATACCCAATGTGGAATGAGCCTTTCTATGAGAGTTGCGACTTAATTATGAATATATCTAAACAAACTCATAATATTGTAAGAAATGTGCGTAGAGATGTTCCAACAAATGATTGGAATAATACATATGTGCCGCATGGTATAGATGAAAAAGCTTTTTATCCTATCAAAAAAACTGATAAAGAATGGGGTGATTTATTACAGTTCAAAAGAACGGTGACGCAAGATAGAGAGGATTATGATTTTATAGTATTTTGGAATAATAGAAATATTAGAAGAAAATTACCTGGTGATGTTGTGATGGCTTTCAAAACATTCTGTGATATGTTACCAAAGGATAAGGCAAAGAGATGTGCTTTAGTAATGCACACTCAACCTAAAGACACTAACGGTACTGATTTACCTGCAGTGGTTGAAGCAGTTTGTCCTGATTATGATGTGATTTTCTCCCACAAAAAACTAGCACCAAAACATCTTAACTATCTTTACAATATGGCAGATGTTCAAATCAATATGGCTTCTAATGAGGGATTTGGATTAGGTACATGTGAAGCATTGATGTGTGGAACACCAGTATCAGTGAATGTTACTGGTGGATTACAGGACCAATGTGGATTCAGGTATAAAGATAAGTTATTGACATATGAAGATTATAGTTGGGTTCATTCCTTACATGACGATAAAAAATGGAAAAACCATCCTGATTTGACTTGGGGTGAGTGGGTTAAACCAGTTTGGCCATCTAATCGTAGTTTGCAAGGTTCAATACCCACACCATATATTTTTGATGATAGGCCTCGATACGAAGACTTTGCCGATGCACTCAAAGAATGGTATGATATGGGTAAAGAGGAAAGAGATAGATGTGGTATGTTAGGTCATGAATTTGTTATGGGAGATGATGCTATGATGTCTGCTAAGGCTATGTGTCAAAACTTTATAGACCATATGGAAACTGCTTTCGAAAAGTGGGAACCAAGAAAACGATACACAATTTTTGAAGGATAGGAGATAGAATGAAACCATTAGTATTAGTTACAGGACCACCAGCTACTAGAAGTGGTTATGGTGCACATACAAGAGACTTAATCCACTCTCTAATTGGTATGGATAGATTTGATATTCATATCAATTCTTTAAGATGGGGTAACACACCTATGAA